TGGCCACCTTATCAACGATATACCTGTAACACCTCTCATTATCCGAAAGTTCATTTTTATCAATTAAGGTCTGCTTGGCTTCCTCAATATCTATATACTCACCGTCTTTGAAAATATAATCTGTGGCTATCTTGTCAGCTGTAAGTACTATAGAAAGCGATAAGCTTTGCTTTTGCATCTTTTCGTCATTATCAAGTTCATCAAGAAAGCTTTTTTGAATTTCCATAATCCCTTCAACGCCGATTTCTTTCAGAATCTTTATAAAATCCCTACCGGCATAACCGTAGTTGTTTTTTACCACTGAAGCCGTAAGTCTTGGATCCTCAAAGATATAGCCGTCACAGCTTATCTCTAAAATTCTGTTCATTGCTCCACCTTGGTTGACATAAGATGTTAAAGGCTTTTCACCGTTGGTAATTATGCAGTTTTTCCACCTGCTTTCACGGTTTATTCCAATATCCTTGTTACTCCTTGTCTTACCTTTCCCGGAGCAAAGCACATACACTAAGCTTTCAAAGTTTTCAGCTAAGCGCCTGTTCTGATTTGATGTATCGTCTAGTAGCATAGGCAAGTGGTTTAGCATGTCGGCCTTAGCCTCAAGGGCTGTTTCTGTACTCTTGTAGTCTCCGATAAAAGCGTTTTCATCAGGATTTGCCCAAACGGAGGCAGCAAGCATTAAAGCGACGGATTTTCCTGCCTCAGTGCCTCCCCAAAGGTCTACAAAGAAGGGTAGGCCTCTTAATGGAGCAACCAAGACGCTTGCAAATGACGCTGTCAAACAAAATTTACTTTCAATCCTTTTTCTTGCTCTTACAGTTCTTACATGGTCTAACCAAGTTGTGTAGCTACCTTGAGTGGTTACACTTTCAGATACCTGCTTGAACTTCATATCTCCATCAAAAATGATATCGCCGTCAAACGGTATAAAATCTTTGTTTATCCATCCGAACTTGGAGGTTGAGCGCTTAATTTTTATTAAATTATCGTTCTGATTTTCCACATCTGATAAATATTTTACTAAGAGCTTTGCATTTTCGCTTGTAACTGCTATTCCCTGCTCCGCCAAGGCTACTATTTTACTTGCTGAAGCTATCAAAGACTTAGGTACTACTATTTCATGCCAAGTTCCGTTACGCTTATATGCAAGCTTTATTTGCTCCGCCCCAGTTTCAATATTTTTCAATCTTTCAATCGGTAGTATGGGATGATAGCAGGCATACTCGTCTGAATTAGGCTTAAGTATTCCACGTTCTGTAGCATTCCAATAACCGCAAATCATATTGTTGTATTCATCACTTTCAAAGTTCGTCCACTGGCAAAGGGTACCTTTTGTCTTTTCGGGCAATGCTTCTCTTTCAGCTTTTCGGAAAGCATCAAGCAATACCTTGAACTCCGTATACGCCTTCAACTCTCTTGCTCTGTCCATCAGGTTGGCTATGTTTACTCCTCTTTCGATTTCATCCTCTTCGTCAAAGACTTCCTGCATGAATTCTCTTGAAAGCAGGTCGCTTTTAGTCACTTCTTCAATTTTCTTCATTAACCTGCTCCTTTACTGTAAAAATCCTGATACAAACCTGAAGTCACATAAGTATATGCATACTCGTATATATCCTCTTCCTTGCTCAACTTCGCTCGCTCTGCAGTAACCTGTAAGAGTTCCCTGTAACAGTTTGCCCATTCGTCACTTAACGGTTCTAATTCGCTCAACAATGCCCTTAATTCATCTTGCCTATCAAATATACTCCTAAGCTTGTTTCGTTCGTCCTGTGCGATTCTAACAGCCTTCTCACGTGCTTTACGTCTTCTGTACTCTGCAAACTTAGCCTTTCGACTGTTGTCTTCTACTCCTCCAAGGCTCCTATAAGCCTCAGAGAAGTTACAATTTTCCATACCTGCGACAAAATCAAATATATCTCCGTGCTTTCCACAGCCGAAACAATAAAAAGATTTTGCATAAATTTTCATTGATGGAGTCTTTTCCTTGTGAAAAGGGCAGCATATAAATCCCGCCCTGTTTGGTTTGAATCCGTATCGCTCAAGGATTTCCGACATTGAATATTTTTCTTTAATCTCTTCAGATGTCATACTCACCCTTTCAGAATTTCTATTATTTTCTTCCCTGTTTCTTCCTTACTGCAAAAGATAAAATCGCAACCATATTTGATTTTTATTGTTGACAACACTTTATGCAACTTTTCGCCTGTCATTGCCTTTGTTTCAAAAGTTTCCCATTTACCTGTAGTAGCGGACTTTACACGGGCATATCGTCTGGGATTTGTCCAGTTTTGCACATCCTCAAGGCTCTTTATTCCCTTGCCATGCTCGCATAAAAATACAATTTTTACACCTGCCTTATTTGCCCTTAAAAGCTCATTTCTAAAACGGGTATGGTCTTGACAAACATTTCCGCAAAGCTCGCTTAAATTCTGCTTGCGGTCAACTACCAATCTAGGATTGTCATAGTTCATATAGTCTCCCACGTACAGCTTTGAGGATATCTGAGTTATATTCTGTTTGTTAAACTCCTGCAGTATCTTCTGTATAGCCTTCGCTTTTTCTCTTGTGTCTATTTGTATCTGCATTACATCACCTAGTTAAAAGGCAATCCTTCAGCATCTGCACTGTCAGGAATGTTCATAAATCCGTCAGCACTTGCATTTGACGGCGATGGCCTTGAACTTGCCTGTTCTCCGCCTGCTCCCTTACCGTCTGCAAACTCCTGTGTAGCTATAAGAACACCCGTTGTGTACACCTTCTGGCCGTCCTTATTTGTGTAACTGCTTGTCTGAATGCGACCTGAAATCAACACTCTTTGCCCTTTTCTGAAATACCTTTCCGCAAATTCTGCCGATTTGCCAAATGCAACACATGATATAAAATCGGCTTCTTTATCTCTCATTCTATCAACCGCTATAGTGTACTTAGCCACCGCCTTTGCCTCTTCACCGTTTGTGTATCGTATCTCCGGATCTCTTACTAAGCGTCCGCATATAATAGCCTGATTCACTCTGTTTCCTCCATTTCATCTAATATTAAATCTGTGTAAAGCATTGGTCTTGAAAGAACTTTTGTAAATTTGCAATAGTCACAGGTTCCACATCTTTCCGGTTCTATTTCGCCGTTTTTTATCTTCACAACTCTTTCAACATGCTCCTTAATCTTTTCAAGAGCCGCCGCCAATGCTTCATCATTTATCTGTATGATTTCTATGTCTGTAACTTTTTCTTTACTCGCCGCCGCTATATAAAAAGGCAGTGTTTTCCCGGTATTCTGTCGAACAATTTCTTGATATACAGCTCCCTGAATTTCATATCCCCAGTTTGTAATAAAATCCATATAACCGTATTTTTTTACATAAAATCTGTCACGGATTGACTTGACAATCTTTAAATCAACTATGCAGATATCAGGAATATATGAATCCATTTTTATTTTCCAAGGTACTCCGCCGATTTCTCCGGTCATGATTACTTGCTTTTGCCCTGACATAAACTTCATAAAATATGGATCTCTTTCAATCCTGTTTATAATCTCTTCAGCTTGTCTATATTCAGCTTTTAAGCTCCCCTGTTTTGTAAATATTTCGGGATTTTGAGCCTTAAAGAGGGAAAGGCTCCCCTCAAAATGTGCGTCCACATAACTGCCTACAAGCAAAGCAGTACTCTTTTCTCTTTCCCATTCACCCTTTATTTCAGCTATTGCCATAGCTTCACATCCTTTTATGCCCATAGAACCGATAAAACTCTTGTACTGGCTTACAGACAAATACTCCTTGCTTGCTTCAGTTGAAAAGTAATTCTCATTTGTCAGTTGCATTCTCTGTTCCCCCTTTGACCTCAAACGGATCCACCGCCTTAGGCTTTTCCGGTGATATATCTTCCGCCTCACCCTCAACAAGACAACCCATAAGTAAGTTTGGTATATGAATTCTTGCAAAGAAAGCCGCTGCACGATATGCAAGCATAAGTTCTGGCATAGTCTGCCATTTCTTATTTGATGTCCAGCCCTCAAGTCTTGCCATCTTTAATGTCACATCCGGACCTTCTATAAGTTCTCCTTCTTTTGTAACTGCTTTTATGTAACATCCCCTATCTTCTGTGCCTTTTTCGCC